GTATAGAGCGCCCTCGTCGGGGACAGCGGTGCAGCCCCGGACGCAGGAAACCCCGCAGCACGTGTGTGCTACGGGGTTAGATGATAGAGGATGTCTTGCAGTTGTGATCTGGTTAGGACGTTGTTTGGACCCTTGAGGATCTCAGCCTCTACAGCGGAGAGGACCTCGCGGGTTACGGCATGTAAGAGGATGTACCGGGGGACTTCTCCGAAGTACATCTCCTCATCCGAGACGGAGGTTCTCATCTTTAGGGCGTACTCGGCTTCGAGGTCATCTACCGCATCATTGAGACTATCCCGGAGACGCCTTCGGGGGCTAGAGGACGGGGGAGAAGTCAATGATCATCTTCCCATCCACGGCTGCCCTGATGACGGCCCCAGGGCGCTCCTGAGCGAGCCTGCGGGCTGTCTTGTTCTTGGCCAGCAGCTTGAGGACACCGCCCGATGTTTCGAGTTCGATGTCCGTAAACGCCGGAGCGGAACGTGAGCCCTCATCTACCTGGAGGGAGAGGATTTTCCCCGAGACGGTTTTCGGGGTCATGGCCAGAGACAGACGTGCGTAGCCTCAGCGATGGGGATGATGGTCTCACTGCCATCCTCATCATACTCGTACGAGGAGAACTCCTGGTCCTCCGTGAAGGTGCCGTACGAGTAGTCACCGGAGAACTCGTTGTGCGCGTTGCCCTCTTCATCTGCGGAGAGGACCACGAGCAGATCCGGGTTCAGCCCGCTGAGCAGGGTTATGAGTTCTTTCACTGTAGTAGCCATGTCTATACCTTATCAGTAACCGGCGCTGGGCGCAATCCTTTATCCCCTATGGCATCCAGTACATCAACTGTGGTATCCAACACACCGTAGCCATACCCCACCAGGAACGCGGCGCGCTGCCGATCCCTCTGGTAGTTGTTCGTGAAGATCAGCGTCTCACTGTATTCGAGCCAGCGCTCCTCGGAAGTCTTCACTTCCGCCACTTAAACATCTGCGTTATCGCAAACCCAAATATGAACGACGCGAGGAAGAGTCCCGCGAGAGGGAAGAAGTATCCGACAGCCAGCGCCCCAATGAAGATGCCACCCCAGACCAGTATAATCGCGATGTCCACCTGGAGATCGCTTCTCTTGTTCTCGGTCATGAGGTCACCACCAAGTATTTTGCAAAGGCGTAAACAACCAGTATCACGATCATCGGAATCCCCACGGCAGGGAAGCTAATGGCGAGGGCTAGCAACAGGATAGCTACGAAGATCCAGAAAAGGATTTTGCCCATCATGAACAGTACCGCACGCTCCCTCTTCCACCTCGCCCGTAGGATGCGTGTCACGCGAGCACTGCGGGTATCCATCAGATGCCCCCGTCGAGCCAACGGGCAAGCGCGCCGACCTCAGCCACGATCTCGGCCTTCCGAGCCCCCAGCCAGAGCAGAAAGAGCGCCCGCTCAGTGTCCGACATGACTCGCTCCGACCGCACTTGCTTGCCTGTCATCCATTGCCTGCGTACACGAACCTCAACAAGCTGCTCCTCTTTGTAGCTCGACCAGCGCTCGGTCATCTGAGTGCACACCTTTTCCTGGGCGCGAAGCCGATCGATCTTGGCCAGCGTCTCGCGCATCTCTGTCTCGGTCATTCGGTCACACCCTCGGAGAGGATGGTCCACTGGGACTCGGTCCGGAAATCGCTGTCCGGCCAGAGCCGCGTCTGTGCGGCCTTGTCTGAGACCCAGCCATTGGGGGTAACCTTGATGTACGTCGTGGTGTGTCCACGCACGACAGCCCCGAGCCCGAGCTTAGCAACACGTTCGGAGAACGTCGGCTTTCGATGGGCTTCGTCGTAGACCTGGAGAGCCTGGCGGGTATCGAAAGCAATCTTCCGTGCCGCTGTCATTCGTGCAGTGCGCTTCTCATATCGGGCATACGCCTTGTCGGCTGCCTCCACCAGGCGATCACGCTCGTTCACCAGTTCGAGGTCATAGTTGTAGACCCCCAGTCGTGCGCCCTTGCCCGCCGCATACTGAGGAGTCGTGTGTGTAACGATGAATCGCGTGCCTACAGGCACATTGAGGGTGGAGCCGTCGAGGTCTCGTACGCGCTCGACGTGGTCACCTATGTTGAACTGTGCAGTGTTTGATGTCATAAAACAACAATACCACCCACCAGCAGAAAAATCAACTGGAGGGTGGTATTGGTTGAGCCTATTTTGTGTAGGCGATCCCGGCGTTCTTGAGCGCCTGCTCCGCCGCAGCCAGGTCACCAGAGGACACCTTGATCGTTGACTGCGTGGGTGCGGGGGCTGGAGCCACAGCAACGGCTCCGGGAGTCTTGACCCAGAACGACTGCTTGCCCATGAATATCGAGCCCTGTCCGTAGTGGTCGATGCTGTATCCACCGAGCCACGCGTAGTTCTTGTGGAACGCGCCTGTGTTCGGGGTCCACGCGGCGTCCAGCGACTCCTCACTAACTTGCTTGGTGAAGTTACCGGAGTTTCCAGGAGCCTCACACGTTGCACCCAACTGGGCAGGCACCGGGTAGGTCCGATTGTACAGCGCCAGATGCACGTTGCGGTGGTCGAGGTGCGTATACTTCACGCACGGGTCTGACGTGTTGGCAAAGCTCGCAACCATGTTCTTGACCGGAAGATTCGGAATGCCGAACTCGGCTTTGTTCGCCAGCACCGTGTCGAGTGCCCAGTCAACTTCGGGCTCGGTCAGGTCGCCGTCTCCGAGGTTGAACGAAACAAGCGCGCCCCGATTCTGAGTGTCGTTCTGGACCACGGCTGCTCGCACTGAGCGGGCACAAGGTGTCGCATCGTCACGACAGATCGTGACCCCATTAGTCGGGAAGGCGCGGGTGGCGTACTTCGCCCCGAGAGCGCCAGGAATGGTCGGATCGGTCTTGGACATCTGCGTGAAGAATCCGGCCCATGAGTCGAGTCGTTTCGTCTCACAGGTGAGGCTCCACTTGCCGCCGTAGTTGGCACAGTAACCCGACTGCTCGCCGTTGGTCAGCACGATGAACACCTTGTACGTGCTCGGGTCGTTCTCGACCTGCGACCACGCCTGCCACTCGTCGTCGGGGTGAGGGATCACGATGTACTGAATCTGCGTTGGAGTCGCAGCGGCTGCCGGAGCGGCGAAAACTGCGAGAGACACCACGGAGAGGAACAGCGCGGTGATAAGCGTGAGTGCTATGAACTTGAGTTTTCGTATGCCGTTTGTCATAAGCCCAGCATACCATCACGTACGTTTATATGTCAAGCGCCTGCAATTGGACGGCGAGCCATCCACTTGCGGGAGACGGGGACGCAGGCCTCGCCCCTCTCCTGGAGGAGTCGGGACATGTCGGCAAAGCTAATCCGGCACTCCCCATCGACACCCCAGTTCTTACCCCAGCTATTGTGCAGTTTGAAGTACTGGCCCTTGATGTTGACCCCGTGACAGAGAATAGCGTGTCCCCCGGCAAGATCGCCCTTGACTTCGAGGTAGCCCTTGTCGTTCGGATCGAACATCCCTGAGTACCAGTTGACTCCGAGAACAGCCGGACCCATGTGGCCTACGGCGTAGATAAGATCCTCAAGCCCAAAGGCCCAGCGATACTCGGGTACGTGTCCGTCAGCAGAAACGATCTTGGCACCCGCAAGCACAGAGGTCCCGGAGTAGTCTTCCCCCGCCCACTCGTCAATTAGCTGTGCGCGCTGGTAAATGTCAACAGCGGTGAACGCGCTGGAGCCGTAGACAGCGGGACGGGCGGCTAGCTCGTGAGCCCATGCGAATCCAACGCATGCGCCCTCCTGCCCCTGATCCAGGCGCGGCTCACAGCGCCACGTGTACGACCGCTGTGGCAGTGCCGTCAGGAGGGCACGAACAGGGAAGGCGCGGCTTCGCTCATCGAATTGGACAATACGGTCTAGGCGGGGATCAGTCATTCTCTAAGTGTATCAGTCCTGGATTTTGTCAATCTCGATGATCTGCTCCAGAGTGATGTCGAAGTCCGTGAACTCGTGCTCATCGCCCTCCTCATTGTCGTACGCGTAGATGATGGCAAAGAACTTTGTTGCCCCCATGCTCTCCGCGTGCTCTCGGAGAAACTTTTCGCCTAGCATCATTGAGACACCACCAGGAACGGAATCCAGCCCTGGACCGGCTCGGAGGACTGCATGGCCTCAGGCCACGGATAGTCCGCCATCTCGGGAGACAGGAGTTCCGGGTCACCCCAAGCTACAGGGGATTCGACCCATTCTCTTTCGGGTACTGCCCACTCCTCCCAGTGCAATAGACCTGTGTCGTCCGCGAGGTAGGTGTTGTACGCACTCGTGGCCACCTTCGCATCGTGGGTGCCCCACACCATGGCAAGGCCGTCTTTGGTCTCCCACGCCTGTATTGGTGTATCCTCAGTTTTCATGGTCCACCTTCACCCATTTGATAGTGACGACCGTCTTCTCCACAGGGGACACCTCTTCAACATCCTCGACGTTGCGGTAGTCCTCCTGGTATTCCGTCAACCCACGCTCCCACATCCACGAGTAGTGCTTGCCGGAGGGGCCGCGCGTGATTGTCTGCACGTACGTGGTCCACCGTCCCGAACCCTGTTCGCGCTCATCGACGGTCACAAATCCGTTGACCTCAGAGTCCTTATAGACTAGGTCCTCCCACTCCTCTTTGAGAAGTTCCTGGAGTGTTTCAATTTCGGTGCTCATTCTTTTGACTCCTTGGTTGTGAATAAAATTTTGCCCGCACGATTTATCACGCGCGTGTCTGTCCGCCATTTGTTGGCAACCTGATACATGGTGCTTATCGGCTTGTATCCCACCGGGAACACGTCTACCCAGCCTTCCGGCGTCTCCCTTTGGATCATGCCACCGTTGCTCACACTACACCCCCAGGGGTCTCATTGCGAACAAACAGGATAGGTACATCGTCCTCTTCATAGAGCGTGTAGCCGAGGAATTCTCCGCCATGGCCTTCGGTGTAGGGGCTGATCCAGTCGAAGAACTTCTCCGCCTCACCACCGTAGTTCTTGATGGAGGAGTGGAAAGTGAACACGAGGTGCGCCCCCCACGGCAGGCGAGCCAGCGTAGCCCCACCCGAGAGGTGATAGTCACTGTTCATGATAGGCAGCACCCGCCACCGGGCACAGGAGAACAGCGGGTGATCAGGCAAGTCTGCTTCGGGGGGATCCCCCGCAACGCCCTCAATCCACTTGGATATGAGGTCGATGATCTCAGCAGGGGTGTCGTCCCGCAGAACGGCCCGGAAGAACACCTCAGTGTACATGCCCATTACGTCGTCAGTCCTTTGATTTGTTGTTCGAGTTCTTCGATGCGTGCCAGCAGGGCGCGGGGATCCAGGTCAAGCTGGACGATGTGGGTTGCGGTGTAGTCGTCAAATTCGACCGAGACCCGTACCCTGTCAGCCTCTTGGATGTCTAGATTGAGGAGTAGCCTATAGAGATCATCGTGGAGAGACCAACTCAACTCATCTCCATCTACATCTCGGATGGTGATGTCACGCCGATCCCACGACACAAACGTGCCCTCGTACTCACCCAAGGGTTCGCACCCAGGCCTCGAAAGCCGGGTTGCAGAGGCACGAGAGATCGCGCTTTGCACGGATCAGTTCGATGGCCTCGTCACCGTTGGCCACGTCCCCCGCCGCAACGAGCGCGGCAGCGACAACGAGGCTAGAGCGGTTGAGCCCAGCCTGACAGTGCACGAATACGGGACCGAGAGCACGACGCTCGTTGACCCACTCGGCAAGCGCAGGGATCTGATCGAACGCCTGATCTGTGCTGTCGTACATCGTGACCGTGAGGGAGTCCTTGAGTTCGTGGTTGATCGTGTACTCCTCCCACTTGTAGAGGGAGAGCTTGTACTCAATGAACTCCGGCAGGACAAGACCAGTCTCGGCCCCACCGTGCCAGAGGTTGTCAGCAACCTGGGTCATGAAGGGCATCTCGATGCGCCCGTTCCCGTGGTTGGCGAACCCATCCAGCCTGCGGATCCGGGGGTCCGTGATGGCAAGGTCGCCCCCAAGAGGGTACGCGGTGGGGTCAGAGTATGTAGTCATGCCTGGAGCTTATCATGTCTCACTAGTAAAATCAAGTAGGATCCTTTTCGTTGTCTGTGTCCTGAGATCCGGGGACTTCGGTCATGTCCGAGATCATACGGCTGACACGTTCGACCTCGTCCTGCCACGTGACACCGTGACTCACGTGGAAGTCATCAATGGCCTCGTCGCGCTCCTTGCGCAGTTGTTCATACTCAGCCAGCACGGTTTCGATGGCGGCAGCGGCCTGAGTCAACAGTTGCTCGGTCTCGGTTTTTTGGCCATGGTAGACCCGCTGGAAGAATTTGACCTTCCGCCGCAGCGCCGCGACCAGTGCCAGCATGTTCAGCACCTCCCGGGGGCTCATCACTGTGCCACCTTGTCGAGAATGGCATCGAGCTTCCTGACGTGGAGGCGGGTCTTGTGCGGGTAGGTTTCGCTCTCCGGGGGTTCGAACCAGTCGTGCCTCCACTTGGCGGTTTCCGCGATGACTGCCCGCAGCCGCTCAATCTCGGCGTCCTTCTCCGCGTCGTGCGCGGCAAGCCAGCGGTCGAAGGCACGGCGATTATTTAGTGTGTGATTGGTCAGCGGGTCGTAGTACTCGGCCTCGGGGTCATACGAATATCCGTTGCGAACATCTGTTGTGGTAGGAGAAAACTCGATCATGCTCTGATCTTACTCTATCCCGGCAAACAAAACAAGCCCGCCCAGAGAACTGGACGGGCCTGTTAGGTGGAGCTACTTCTGGACGAGAACCTGTGCGTTGGATCCGTCTGTGATCACGAGGTTGCCTGCCTCAGCGAGCTTGGCCAGCGTGTCGAGGTAGCGCTGCTGGAGAACCTCGGGGGTGAGGGACTGAGTCAGAAGACGGTTGGCGTCTGCCTCAGCCTGTGCCTGAACGATCTTCTGCTGGGCGCTGACCTTGACACCTTCGAGCTTGGAGGTCTCCTTGGCCACGTCGATCTCAGCGCGCTGTGCCTCAGCGAAGGACTCACGCACCGTCTTCGGGACGCGGATCTCCTGGAGGGCTACGTCGTCAACGATGATGCCCTCGTCCGCCCACTCCTTCTCCAGCGCCTCACGGATGGCGTTCTGCACGTCATCACGCTGCGTCAGGAGTTCAAGAGTGCTGAACTTACCGGGCACTGCGCGGACGATGGATCGCACGTCGTTGAAGAGCAGCTTGGAGCGGAGGTTTTCCTCGTTCTGGTAGTCCGAGTAGATGTCAACAACTGAGTCTGACTTGATCGAGTATCGCACGGCGATGTCGATGTTGGACGACACACCATCAGCGTCCTGGATAGTGATCTGCGGACCATCAGCCTCGCCACCCGAGTTGTCGGACTGCTCACCAGTCTTGCCTGCAAAAACCATTCGCTGATTACGCACGTCGAATGTCACTGTCTGGACCCAGGGTGCCTTGAAGTGCAGTCCGGGGGTGTTTTCGAATCCGACGATGTTGCCGGTCACATCACGGAGCACGCTGGACTGGCCAACATCCTGCGTGAAGAACGTGGTGAAGGAGAGCAGGATCACACCGACGAGCGTGATGATACCACCGACGACTCGGGTGACCTTGCCGACAAAACCGCGCTCTTCGTCGTAGTTGGAGGAGGCGCTGTCACCGGAGCGGAGGCTCAGGCCAATGATAAAGGCCAGGAGCCCCAGTGCAATCACGATAAACGCGAAGATGAACATGTGTGTCTTTCTGTAGTTGAGTGACGCTAACTGCGTCGGACATCAGCTTACACACATCCGGCCTCAAATGCAAACAGCCCGCCCAAATTACTTGGACGGGCTGACTTCATACGCCGTTCTGTCTCCAGTATTCGGCGGCATCTGCTGCAAAACAGCGTTTACATGGAAAATGTTTCTTATGTGTACGGCAAATAAGTTCTACCGGAGGGAGTCCAGGGTACACCGAGTCCATCGGCATCTCCTGGTGATCAGAGCCACATGAGCAGTCTTTGATCTCGGGCTCGGGCGGAGCTACCGTCTCTGCGTACTGCGAGGCGTAGAGGCTCAACTTTCTACAGCGCGTGCACTCCTTGATCCACTCGATGGGATCTCGATTGATCCAGGCATGTCCTCGGATGCGACACCACAGATTGCGGGCGGGGTCGGTGACCCACCACTCTACCCAACTAAGCATGTGCTATGCACGGATCCTTCCAAATACGAGTGAGTTGACAAGAGACACGTTGGGGGCACCAATGATGAGATCCCCCGTGACAAGGATGCCATAGATTTCTGTGTCCGGCACAGTGACATGAAGGTCCCCGTGATGCACGGAGGCAAAGTCAGGGTACCGAGGGCCAAAGAAGTCAGCGTCAGGGGCGAGAGTCGTAAGGTATGCGGGTAGATGATCCATGCGGATAGTCTACCAGTCTACTCAAACGCTGACTCAGACCCTGTCAGAAAGACCGCACAGCCTAGCTTATACCATACTGAGCGAGTACCCGCGTGGCAGCGTCTTTTTGTTCGGCGTCTGTCTTGGCCGGATCCACGACGATCTTACCGAGACGGATGACCTCTTGAGGATCCAGGGCTCGTCTCATGTTGGGGTCGTCAGCCGGACCAGCAGAGGTGGCAGCCGACTTAGGGGTTGCCACCCGACCATCCTTGACCTTGCGTGGGGCTGCCACGATTAGTCGTGCTCGTAAGACTCGACTGTGAAGCCCTCGGTGGTGGCAGTAACCTCAGCATGGTCCCCGAAGTTCAGCTTGGCCACCGTCTCGAACCGGTCGAAGTTAAGTGCCTGGAGTGCCGCGTAGATCTCGGCAGTGCTTTGTCCGTTGAGTTCGAAGCGCTTGTTGGAGTCATCGTAGAACCGCTGGCGCTCCTCGTAGGATGCACTTAAGGCTGCTCTTATGGGGGCCTTCTCGATGTACTCGAACATCTCGTAGAGGCCGATGTATCCGTTTTCGTAGTCCCCGGCGTCCTCTTCGACGTTGAAGCGAGGGGCGAGCTTGACGTGCGCCTCGTGGACGGAGAAAATGCACGCGTCACCATCATTGAAGTAAGGGGTGTACTGGCTCCATCGCACCTCCAGTATGCCGTCTACGGCGAGGAGCTTGTCAATGGCGGAGAGGAACTCGGCGGAGTCACCCTGCTCGGTGGTGGCTGGCTCGGCATACTTGCTGCCTTCGATGGTCCGGTCCAGGATTTCGAAGTTCTTGGGATCTGTCATTTTGTACTTTCTGTTGGTGGTAAATATTAATTGGAGTCTAGCTGGTCGCGGGGGGTTCCGCAAGAGCAAATCTATATAGGTCCAAGTCATCGTCTGCATACGATGGTAGAATCTATACTATGAATGCAAAGATCTACGGGCTATATTGCGTGTGCTCCCGCTGCCCAGAAGAACAGACACGATACGTAGGCCAAGCCCTGGATATGGATAGACGATTCAAGCGGCACCTGCGAGACTCCCACGAGGGGCCTCTGCCCTCATCCAGATGGATCGCCAAACACGGCGTGGACAACATCCGACACCGTATCCTAGAGGAGGTGGTGGACATCTCAAAGCTAAACGAAAGAGAGATTCACTGGATAGCAGCCCTAGGCACGTATAGCGGAGCCGGAGGCAATGGGTTGAATCTTACTGTCGGGGGGCTCCATGGGATTACGGGACTAATTCGCCCGGAGTCCGTGAGAACCAAGATATCAGATTCCCTGAGAGGACACCCCGTCTCCGCAGACACCGTGGCAAAAATCAAAAAGACTCGCCATGACAGAGAGCATGGAGGTGGCCCCCCTTCCCGCACTACCTGTATTTACTGCTATCCGAATGGACGCCCTCCAGCAAAGAGTTCTGCCCACAGTCGCTTCCACTTCCCTGGGGGGTATTGGAAAGAGGGCTGCTTGCAGTGTGCCCCCGCAGAGTACCGATCCGGGAAAATGTCTCGTCCCGAGTATGTAGCAGCAGGGCTGCCATCGAAGACTGATATGAAAGTCTCCGGTGCCCGCAGTGCCCACATCCGTTGGCACACAAACAAAGGGGTGTCATCCCCCGACTGCCTCTACTGCGGCGTCTGATCTCGCGTCGGGTTTGGGACAGGGAACACCGAATCTAGTAGTTCTTCACGTCCTATGAATTTATTTCGTTTTCCCGACATCCACACCTTGCATTCGATGCAGGAGACCCAGTCAGCAGGAGAGGGCAGCCAGCCGAGGTCTTCGATGATGTGGCTCTCGGCAATGTCACGGGTCAGGATCTGCACGTCGTTGCCCTCACGATCTTTGACCGTGATGAAGGGGCCGAAGTGCTGCTCCACCATGAACGGGCCGTTGGAGTGGTGCAGGAATGCCCGGTGTCGCACGTCCCCGACTTGTGACTTGTACTGGTCGATAAACAAATGGATGGGGTGGTAGTCCGCAGCGGTCCCGGCTTTAAAGTGCCGGGCAGATGCGGCTGAGTGAATCCATGAGTTTGCCATATCTAGAGCCTACCGGACCCGAGGGTGAAAGTCAACGCGGCGGCATGGATCCAGTGCTCGGCTGGAAGAACTGCCCCGGAGTGCGGGGGTTGCCGGTCCAGACTGCCGACAGCTTGTAGGTGTTGTCATCCCGCTGTCCGTTAAATCGGAGCATGGAAACCTCTGCCTCATCAGGGATTCCAAAGAGGAAGTCTCGCATGATCTTGGCCGTGATCTTGCCGGAGCCAGATGACTCGGCGGTGTGCTTGACGGTGGTGTTAGTCATTTTCTGTCGCCAGTTTCAGTAGGGTGTTCCAGTCCTCAATCTCCTGGATCAGTTCGGCGCGAATCTCCCGGCCAAGCTCTGGCATGTAGGAGTTGTCTGTCTTGAGTTTCGCGAGGTTATACTCGTTGCGACTTAGCTGAGCAGCAAAGCGCTCCAGAGCATCGGCGTCATGCGGCATCAGTAGTTCTCCTGGATACCATCCTCGGGCACCGTGAGCACGTACTGGTCAGCCCCAGCGATGTACCACGGGAAGGCCCACCACTTGAGGTTTCCGGCATCCTGCTGCGAGACCACAGGCGTCGAGTCGTCTTCTACCACGGCTACGTTGGACTTGGATACGGCGAAAGCCACGAGGTCTCCATCGTCCTGTTCGACGGTGAAGTTGAAGTCGTCTCCATCTCCCACCACATAGACGCCATCCTTCACCTCCACGAGAAGGGACTCTCGGGTCTCCCCGAGGACGTTGGGCGGGCTCTCCGACACAGTAATGAAGAGGAGCCACGAAAATATGCCGCCCAGGACAAAAAGCGCCAGAACCATCTCCCAAACATCGGTCCGCACTGCAATGTATGAGAAAAGTAGCACGGCCACAACAATAAGTATGAATATCATGAGGTGAGCCTAGCACATGGCGGTGCAAAAAGCTATGTCCCCTAGAAACAGAGATACCCCGTGGGGTTTCCACGGGGCAATCTCCAAAGGCAACTATGGCCTACCTAAGGTAGCGACACCGGCAGGTACTATTCTAGCACAAGTTAGGCTGCACTTCTGCTATTTTTCTTGTCCAACCAGAACCCACGTCCCCCGAGAAAGAGAGGGATTGAGAGCAGGAAGACCAGGATCAGCCAAGGAACCCATGCCAGTATTAGAATGAATCCGTAAAGAACCGCGCTCCAGATAATAGAGTATGCGATCCCAAGGCCAATTGAATGCAGAAGTGACATGTCTTTATCCTATCACCTAGCTGGACTGGGTGCAAGTTCCCGCCGACCGGGCTTGTCCGCACGGATGTGCAGCTTTTCCCAGTGCCTGCGCACCGTCTTGCGACACAGGTTACAGGAACATACGGGGAATTTATCGGCCTTGCGAGAGTTACAATCCCGACAGGACCAGACAATGTTCCAGCGTACATCTCGTCCGCCGATTGCGCGCGGAACAACGTGATCTTTGGTCTTGTTCTCTTCGGTTAGTTCAATATCACAGTAGTGACAGACGTAGCTGGGAGGGGGGCTGAGCCCATCCCGCATTAGCGAGTTTAGAGTGCTCATGATTCCCCCTTTCAGGACTAGTTTTTCGTATGCTCTCTACGGACAATATACGGGCTAATGATGCCCGATGTCAACGTTGTGTTGCAGTCGTTGCAGAAGACCGCCGAGTTCCCTGCCGCAGAGGAGAAGGTGAAGTAGATCGTCCACTCGGCCTCAGGGCGAGGACCCTCATGGAAACTGGACACGCACGCGGCCACTAGTCGTCTCCCCCTGCCATGGATGACTTCTCAACCCACTGGGCAACAACCTCGGTGAGTTCCGAGAACGATAGTCCCTCCAGGTTGGAGGCTTTCTTTGGGTCCGTGATTGCGAGCTTAAACAGTTCGTACATCTTAATGATCTGCTTCTGCCCATCTGCTTCGATGACCGCCAGAACGCCCTCTCCGGGCATGGAGTGCATTGGTAGGGCCGTGGCACAGAATGCTTCGGTTTCGATGGTCAGCGGCTCTCCCAGGGCAGCGTCAGGGCCAAGCCACTCTTCCTCTTCCTGAGGAGTCGGGTCACCGTTTTCAATTCGTCCAGCCATTTGTGAAACCTTTTTCTTATTGCTGTTCTGGGTGGTCGGGAGGCCCAGGTGGCGGTTTGCCATTTTGAGGGCAAGTGCTATGATCCATCCTACCATCCGACTGCCCACCCTGTCGCGAGGATCAGGACTACTACGATAGCTACAGCTACGTAGCCTTGCACAGCACGCATATGTTGGATAGCGGCACCGTACCTCTCTACCGAGAGTCTATCGAGCGGGTTGCTCATTATCTTGCCGTCCTTCGTTGTTTGTCTCTTGAGTGTAGCAGAAAGGGCCGAACACTTTCTGAGTGTCCGGCCCTCTCCGTATTGCTGTTAGGCGAGTTCGATTGCCTTGTCAAACGCGAGGCGGTTCTTCTGCGTCACGTTCTTGTTGCGGTACCGCTTGAGGTTGGTACCTTCCGGCAGGCTCTCCAGCACGATGGCCATCCGCGCGACCCGATCAAGGAAGTCCTGCTCCTCAAGGGAAACAACGGGGACAACCTGGATCAGAGTAGGCGCAGCTTCGGCCTCGATCTGCTCAGCGAGAGCACCACGCCGGTACTCTTCCCACTCTGCCTCGTCCGACTCGTCGTCGTTCTCGTCATAGAAGTCCGGCTCTTCGGTCTCGTTCTCGTCCTCGGAGTAGTCCTCGTCCTCGGGTTCGACAAAGGAGTCAGCCACAAAGCTGTGCGTCGGCGTGTGGATCTCACCCTTGTTGTTCTCCACGACCACGTAACGCGAGACGCGCACCTTCTGGTCGTAGTGGTCCGAAGGCACAGACACCACGTCGCGCGGGTTCACCTTGACGGTGAGGAGCTTGGACCCGAAGGTGCTGGCGTAGGCGTACGCGCCAACGTGGAGCCCCACGGAGCAGGCCACACTGCGGTCGTTGTCCACCATGGAGCGGGGGATCTCGACCACGGAGCCGACGTTGTTCTGGAGCTTGGCATGCTCGAAGATGACACCGTCCACGATGCCGTATCCGGCGAAGGTAGAATGCCCGGAGCTAGAGACACCCTTGTAGGCAATGATGTCACCGTCCGGGTCAAGAACCATGCCGTTGGCCTCCACGAACGACGCAAGGTGCTTGCGAGATTTCTTCGAGGGGTTGGTGGCCAGCTTCTCCAGGAACGCCACGTAGGCGGGGAATCCGGCGTCCTTCTCTTCCGTACCCTCACCGAGGATGCGGAGGATGTGGTCGGTGAACTCGTTCTCGATGGCATCACCGTCGAGGTAGAGCGTCCCGCCACGTACGGTGATCCGCTCACTGAGCGACTTGAACCGGCTTTCAATATCCTTAGCGGGGTAGATCAGATCGAGAAGCCGGTTCTCGGGGTCTTCCCCGGAGAGCAGGATCTCCACGATGGCCGTCCACGAGGGGTTGTTGGTGGAGGAGACCGTGTGTGGCTCTCCGTCGATGAACACGGTGGCCCCGGAGAACTCTTCCGTATCCGTAATGGTGTACTGCGTCTTTGTCATTACTTTCTTTCTGGTTGGGTTAGGTGTGTGTGTAACGTCTACAGGAAGTCTAGCTGTTTTCTGACACCAAGTCAAGCTGGCTGATCAAGTTGATGTACTGAACGATATGCGGCTCCTTGCCGTAGCCGTTGTACATGTCCTTGAGCAGGGGGTATCGAGAGCCCGGAGACGGCTCGGTGCTGAATGACGTATCAAGTCCACTTGCGTCCAGCCCGTAATCGTCAGCGGCAAGCTTTGCCTGTCGCAGAGCCTCAAACGCCCGGGAGGTAGTCGAGTCCGACACCGCCTTGATCCAGTCTCGCGTCGGGGCGTGCTGGATCTGATTGATATGGACAGACGTGAGGTCCTCAGCCCAGCGGTGCTTACGGTTGGCATTGTCTCGTGCCGCAATACGCTGGACATCGGTGAGTGCCACCCGCGCGGCCTGGATCCGCTCATCAAGTACCGTCTTGATGTCCACCATGTTTGGCAGAGCAGCCGCGTACTTTTTTGTGTTCATGCTGGCGGTTGCCACAATGAAGACGTACTTGCCACCGGTGAAGACCCCATTCAGGATGGGAATAAGCCTGTCATTCTCTGCCGCCCCATACTTGGTGGTCAAGGTACGCAGAACCGTATCCGTGAGCGTGTCCGTACCCGCCTTGAGTAGGACGTAGGTTGCCGTGGGATCAAGGTCGTCCAACTGCTTGGACTCGTATGTCTTGCTGCCAATGGCGTACCGGTTGGTTAGAATTCGCACTCCTGTAAGTACACGCGGCGTTCCCACGTTCGCCGCACGCTTCGCCCGGGAGAGGGCTCGCCGGGTCTCGACAGCCGTCTCGGTAAATTCGTCTACTGGGATGATCGAGTCGAACAGGGCGACGAACAGTGGGTCGAGGTCTTTGGCCTGCTTGGCTGTGAAGACAGTTTGTACATTGGAGGGCGAGGTGTCCTGCTTCTCAGCCAGGTATCGGGCGTAGAAAACAGACGGGGTGGACTGGAGGTACCTGCGAGCCCCGACAAACCCCCGCCGAGTTGCAGGCGGGTCTGCCGGAGCATCCATGCCGACCACGAGAACGTTCACTTTCTCCTCGCGAATGAGCGTCCGGTCAAGCCTGGAGTATTCGAGCCCAGAGGCTACGGAGGGGTACTCACTCTCCCCCGAGGCCCAGGAGTTTGCACCGCTGTTGTAGTGCGTCCGAATAGAAATTCGGTCTTCGAGAGGGGGCGAGGTGCGCAAGGAGTTATTGGTTCCCGCGAACTTGAGCGGCACGCCGTTGTAGCTGTACTCGCCCTCAAAGCCGTACTCATGGGCAGTGTACATCCGGAGGAATGCGCTCCGGACAGACTTTGCGTCGTTGATCTGGTCCTCGTAGACCTTCCGACCCTCAGCCACCATCGTATCCACCCGAGCCTGGATGGCGTTGCTGGTGCGTGCGGAGTAACGAAGGTTTTCCCGGTTGTTCGGGAGGTCCACGGAGCCGTTCTCCAGGTTGAGCACAACGCGAGACAGGTAGCCCATACGCAAAGCGTGCGGCACCTTGAGGCGCGCGGACTCCCAGTCCACGTCATAGGCTACGGGACCGATGAGCGCGCTGCCGGTGTAGCGGCCACCGTAGGTCGGGGACTTGTCAAGGCTCACCCATCCGGCGTCCCCCACCTTGATGTACTTGGACGTGTCGTGGACGGAATCCTCGGGAGCGATGCCATCGATGAGGATGGATCCGGGGAGCCAGCCGAGGAACATGCCAGCAGTGACAGCCGAACGGAACATCTTGACCTCGTTGGTCGGGATGGTGACCTTGACACCGTTCGGAAGATCCGTGTCGGTCTCGCCCAGCATGCCCATGGAGGGTCCAGCGTTCTCACGCAGACGGACGACGACCACGTTCTTTTTACCATCCTTGATGGAGGTAACGGTGAACTGGGTTGCGATGGCCAGCCCGGACTTGGAGCCGAGACCGAAGCCACCGATCTCATCATTGCTGGCACGCTTGGGGGAGTCGCCGTACTGGCAGTACATACGAAGCTGCTCCCGGTCCATGCCGACACCCCAGTCTTCGATGATCAGAGAGGGTGAGAGCACGGAAGGTAGGGACACTTCTACGGGCCGAGTCTGGCCCGCTGCGAAGTGCGCGTCCCATGCGTTGGAGGTGTACTCACGCAGCACCGCCACGTAGGGGGACGAGTACATGTCAGTGAGGCCCTTGACGATCAGTGCCATGGCAGCGGCACTGATGCCCATTTCCACGTCCTCTTCGAAGACGAGGTTGCCCTGGGTAGTGGTGCCGTTCGATGTTAGCTTCATTTTGTCCTTGTCGGTCGTGTCTGTTTGGGGGTTGTCGTTTGACTTACTAGAACTCTAGCAGAACGTGAGCGCCTAGTCAACAACGAGAATAGGCCTGCTGAAATCACGATACACTCGAAGGGGCTATAATGCTCATATTTTTCACGTTCGGAGACATCATGGCGCTTCCCCCAGGGATCATCACCAAGACGCTCACCATCTCTCCTGGAGTCGGAGCAGGTGGTGTCCGCACCTCCCTTGAGGTGCTCATTTCTCTTACGCCCTCCAGCGTTGTGTGGCAGGCCACAGGGGAGACAATCCTCTCAATGCTGCCAATGGTGCGGACAGACAACCCTACCGTTTCCGCAGTCCTGGCTCTCCCCGTAATTAACCAGCCGGGGTTGCGTGATGCTAACCAGATTCCAAATCCCGATTTTTTCTACACCATAACCGTACGCTATCTGCTCAACGGACGCAAGACCGGCAGCACACTTGTCAAGTACTACAAGCCACTTTTGGACAGTCCAGCAATTGAGGACTTTGATTTTATCACTGTCATCACGGACCCGGTCAACCGTGGGCCGCGAGGTATAGAGGGCAAGAGCGCATATGCGATTGCCGTGGAGGCGGGCTTTATCGGCAGCAAAGAGGCCTGGCTATCTTCTCTAATCAGTGGTGGTGTCCCGGGATACACGCATCAACAGTCTCTACCGTCTGACACATGGGTTATCACCCACAACCTGGGATATAGCCCAGGAGGCATCGCACTCTTTGACTCGTCCAATCGCGAGTTTAAGGCTCAGATCACGTACGTAAACCAGAACACTCTTATTGCCAACATGGTTGGCGCTCAATCCGGCACCGCCAACATCAGTTAGGACCCAGCAATGCCAATTCCATTCCTCAATGCGATTGACCTCAATCGTAATGAAATCCAGAACGTTCGGGTGCAGAACCTTGCTACGTCCCCGACCCACGCAGCCGGGCTGATCTACTACGACACCGCGACAGGGCTCCTTGGCGTCTCCAACGGCACCGCGTGGACCTATCTTGCTGTTGGCGCGCTCGACACTGAGGCAGTGCAGGACGTTGTGGGCGCGATGGGCGCGGGCTCTTCCGTAGTCACCGCAACCTACAACGACGTGACTGGCGTGGTTGTCTACACCATCGGTGCCGGACAGGTTGTTGACTCCATGGTCAGCGGCACGGCGGCAATCTCCGCAGACAAGACAGCGGACGGTACGGCAAACAAGGTATTCCTCGCAGCAGAGAAGACCAAGCTTACCGGTATCGCAGCAGGCGCTACTGTCAACGCAACGGACGCAGCCCTCCGTGACCGTCTGACCCACACGGGCACGCAAAGTGCCGACACGCTCACAGACGGCACAGCTAACAAGTTGTTCCTTGCGGCAGAGAAGACCAAGCTCACAGGCATTGCCACAGGAGCTACGGCTAACGCCACCGACATCTCGCTTCGAGACCGTACTACGCACACGGGCACGCAGAGCGCGGACACCACGGTAGACGGAACAGCCAACAAGGTGTTTCTTGCGGCAGAAAAGACTAAGCTTACTGGCATCGCAGCGGGCGCTACGGCGAACGCCACGGACCTCGCGCTCCGTGATCGTACAACCCACACCGGTACACAGGCGTCCACTACCATCTCGGACTTTACCGCCGCTGTAAACGCTCTGATTGCGAACACCGTAGGCGCAGCCCCAGCAGCGCTTGACACACTGAACGAGCTTGCTGCCGCTCTCGGCAACGACGCCAACTTTGCCACCACGATGACCAACTCGCTGGCGCTCAAAGCCAACACTTCGTCTCTTGCCTCCGTGGCTACTGTAGGCACCTACGCCTCACTAACAAGCAAGCCAACATTCAGCGCAACCGTGGGCGACGCCGTGGCTACGGCCTACGTCATCACCCACTCATTTGGTACTCGCAATGTTGGCGTGACGTTGTTCCAGACAGCAACTCCATTCCGGGAAGTAGCCACTCAAGTTGACCACACATCAACTACGACGACTACCTTGACCTTCGGCGTGGCACCTACGGCGGGCCAGTACACGGTCTACATCACGGCAGCGTAACCGATGGGCCTCCTATGGGTCGGGCCTACCCCCACGCAAACAGGCCAGCTTGTAACAAAAAGTGTAATGGACACCGCAATCGCGGGTGCAGGAGGCGGCAGTTCTCCTACCCTGGCAAACATCCCTGCCGGTTCCGTGATCACTGTATACAAGGCAGCAGGGGTGTGGCCCAGCCGCCCCACGTCTCGCACAGATATCACGGTAATGTTCGTCGGCGCGGACCCATCTCCTGCCATCGTCACGAGCCCCGCCCTGACGGGCATGTACAACGGGGATCTTCGCGTCGTAACCGCAACATAGCGTAGCAATATCTGTGGGAGAATTACACTACCACACGACTTCTACAAAACCAATGACCCTGGAGGGTTCAAGTGCCAGATACAAGCGTAGCGATTACAGCCGGAACCGGAACCAATATTGACACGGTAACGACCCCTAATGGGGACCACCGTCAGGTTGTCATTGTTGAAGAGCGAGGCGGGTTCTCGGGACGCGCCTCCACATTTCGAATTCCCGGACGGGCTGGCACTGTAGGTCAGCGCATTTTTTCTATCCACAACGCAACCGGATCCGCAGTCCACGTCAGGGTAAACAAAATTACCGTGGATACGGTAACTACCGTGGTAAAAGCTGTCACGGTCCTGCCACCGGTCGTCCGTGCGTATAAAGTGACTGCGCTGCCTACTGGAGGAACAGCGGTAACTAAAGTGGCCGAAGACTCCAGCAAGACTGCCAATGCAAGTGTGACAGTCCTCGGAGATGCTTCGGCAGATGGAACCGTATCAGCCACGGCTCTAGCTGCCACTCTCCCCGCTGGCGCTGTGATTGCGCAAGAGTTTTCTCCCCGAATGATAACGGCAGCAGGATACGAGATCTCAGACCGAATCGAGTTCTTTGCGGCAACCAACGAGGCAATTACTTTGCGTCCACTAGAGGGTATTGTAGTCTCTCTCGACTACGTTCTCGCCACTCAGAACCCCATCACCGACATGTATATTGTTGGATGCCGATGGGAAGAGTTTACTCCCTAGGAGCTAGTTCATGCTACTTACACTACTTAGGAGCCCCCGCCAGGCCCCTGTAGTCACTGCCGCCGCTGATATCACTAATGCAGTTGAAGGTACCTCCACGGCCACATCCGCAACGGCTACGGATGCAGACGGCACCATCGTCAGCTACGCAGTGTCGAGCGTGCCCGCCCTCACATTTTCGGGCACGGGCAACACCAGATCATTTGTCCCCCCTACAACGGGGACAACGACAACCTACACCATAACCTGGACAGCAACAGACAACGACAGCCTGCAAGGCAGTGATACTCAGCTTATCACGGTGCTTGCCGCAGTGGCGAACCCTGTAGTTGTCATGTCGCCCAATCAAACGGGGATCAGAGCAGGAGCACTCGTACGGGTCTATGCCACGGCAACAACGGCACAAGGCGTGATTGCAAACTACAACTGCTACAGCCCCGCAGCAGACCCTCGAATAGTGATCACGATCACGGGCAACTCCGCCACCTTTATCGCCCCGCTGTCCCTCACTAATCAGACATACACTATCGCCTGGGAGGCAGAGTCTAGCCTTGCGGCTATCGGGTACGCAGAAGGCACTGTTACCGTTCTTGCGGCCACAGAGCGCTGGGCTGTTGCCGGAGCAGAGGTCGCGGCACAATTTAGAGTGCCACGCGTCAATGTGGGACCAGTCGCGGGAAAACTTGACTTTGCAGGCTACTCCTGGAATGTTCGTCCAGTGCTCGCTTCGGCGGGACCCGGCCCAAATGCCTGGGGCGACACAATCAACAACGCCTGGGTGGATGACAAGGGCCACCTCACTCTCCAGATTTTCAAAGACGCGGGCAACGTTTGGCGTTGCGTAGAGCTAGGAGGCCCTGCGCTCGGGTACGGTCAGTACACCTGGACAGTCGAGACCAACCCCGCTAATTGGCAAGTCCAGCCGGTGCTTGGCCTGTTCACCTATGACGAAACAGACAACGGCGCGAACAACTATCGCGAGATTGACATCGAGTTCTCGAAGTGGACTTATGCACCAGAGCCCTCACGCATATGGTATTCTGTCCAGCCCACAGCAGGATTTGAGAATCGCTTTGCTGACCACGGCTCTTCGGCAAATACCCCCTACACCTGTACGTTTATTTGGCAAGCGGGACAGGTTTACTTCCGCACCACTGACTCCACGGGCAAGCTGCTCGGAGAGCACATGGTTACGGACGGTGTACCAAACCCGGGCACGGCTGCAACGGTTCGGATGAATCTGTGGCTAGTGAACGGTGTCGCGCCGGGAGACGGGCAGAATGTCGCCATGAAGATGAGCAATTTTAAATTCACTCCCAACGTCACGAGAGCACTGACTCCCGCAGCCTCAACCACAATGGATTTTGCCAACGGCATCGAGCAGATGACTATCAAGTCGGACGGGGTAGTTGGTGGCCCCAAGGCGCGACTAGCAGGCCGCAACCTCGCCATCGACTGTGTCCCTGCCTACTCCAGTAGCTCCAGTGGCAACGTGTTTGACATCACAGGATCTTCGGCATATATTGAGGTGGCAGGACTACCCCTATTTGGTAATTACACCCAAGAGGCGTTCTACTTCCTGATGTTCAACCCAGAAAACAACATCATTATGTTCTTCGCGGGTGGTGGTATGTACGGTCGAGTGCGTCTCAACGGCGTGAATACTCAAGTCTCTTTGGGTAACGAGGATTTGCCAAACCAGAAGTATTGGCGTATTCGTGAGGCTGCCGGGACAGTCTACTTCGACTTCTCCGTGAACAGCACAACGTGGATACAGGCGGGCAGCCTCGTGCACGGCCTACCTGCGGCGCAGCTTAAGACCATGCGTATGCGCCTGGTCTGTGGGCACTACGGAGCCGAAACTTCCCCCACCCCGTTCCTTATTAGTGGAATCAATCTCCCCTAGATCAGCCCTGCTGAGTCAATAGCCTTGCCCACGGCAAACGAGACGCCCTCGGTATCCTGGAGGTACTTGAGTTCTGACAGAGCATCGAAGTACGTGTCTCGGAGTTCCGTCATGTCTTGTAGGGAGCTTTCCACTACGGCAAGTTCGTCGTGCAGAATGACGTAGTCGGATTCCATCGCGGTGTAATCGTCCTGAGAGCCGAGGAGGTCATGCCGTACGTCAGCTAGTTCGTCTTCTAGCGCGCCGTAGCGGATCTGGAGTAGGAGGAGATCCTGCCGCTCTTTTTCGGAGGCTGCTTCTAGCGCGTCGGTCATGTCCGAAGCTTAGCATCTCTACCAGTTTTGGTCAAATGCGCGCTTGGCCTTGCGCTTTTTCTTCGGCTTCCAGAAATACCCTTTTGAATTCCATTCCAAGGTGGCCTCCTTGAAATTATAGTTCCGCTTTTCAAGCTGAACTTCCCGGTAGGCGCGGGCATCTTTTTCGTGCTGGAAGTGTGGTGACATTGGTCCTCTAAGTAGAAAACGGGTGGCAACTCCAGTATACCTGAAATTGCCACCCGTTTACTACGCAGTTCTACAATTCGTGCTCGGCATCCCATGTGGTGTGCACAGCGTACTCGTCTCCCAAAGTTTCTCGGATTCGTCCGACAACAAACGCGTCATTGTCATAGTGCACAACCTTATCGAACTCGCCACTGCGGATTAGCGATCCCACGATTGTGGTCTTGTAAGCGGGCGGGCGCATGTACGAGTACTCTTCTGGGCGAAGGTAGACCACAGAGGCCTCAAACCCATTAGCCCGCAGCCACGCCTCGGAGACGCCTCGATTGCGCTCCAGGCGAGCAGTGAGGACTCCGACCTCCCAGCCTTCCAACAATGCCTTGTTGTACAGACGCTCGGCCTCGGGCCACACGGCGTCCGCCAGAACAAGGTCAGGTCTCCAGTAGTCTGTAGACTTACCCTCTTCATAGAGATGGAGCCGGTGACGGTCGTCACACAGCGTGCCATCCAGGTCGAAGAGCATGATCTTGCGGCTCACGGTGCTACACGTCCATTTCTATTGAATGCTTCATATGTGAGGGGGAACTGCTCGGCAAAGATGGCCTCCATTTTGTCGGCCACCATCGCGATCTCCTTCTGTGGGTTGGAGGGGGTAGTAGCGCGATCATCCATCGTACGAAGACTGATGAAATTCATGAAGGCGCGTGCATTCATCGTAACATAGAACTGTGTCATGATACCCACCGGCAGCACAGCCCGAGCCACCTCGTTGGCAATCCCGGCGTCAATCATCCGTTCGTACGCGGCCCAGGCCTCCTTATAGATGCGACGAGTCTCGCCCTCAACCAGCTTGATCTGCTTGTAATCTCCCGGACCGAAGGTCGGATGTGCGCTGGATCCGGTCTGTACAAGGTTGCGGCCCTCAGGGAAGACGTAGAACTCTGCCGGGAGAACAGCGTAGCGTCCTGAGATCTCGTTGTACGAGGCGATGCGGTGACGCATGAACTCGCGCGTTGCGTAGATTGGCGCTTTGACGTAGAAGGTCTGCGAGGTGTGCTCAAACGGGGAGCCATGACGATGCTTCATGAGGTAGTTGATAAGTTTATCATCCCCCTCAGCCACAGTTGGCACATCGTTCTCTCCGACCACAGACACACGAGCAGAGCGCACAATTGACGCATCCCCGCCCATTGAGTCTACAAGCTTGACATCGACATCATCAAGGAACAGGGGTTGCGTCATGTGTTAGGTACTTTCTAGAAGAGAAAAGGGCCGGTGACCAGGGCAAACACAGCAGAAAGCGTGCCTGTGCCCAGTGCACCAAGGAGGACCGCACCAAATAAATACTTGGTGTCTCTGTCCATTCTACCAGAATACTGGTTGAAAAAGGCAAAAACTTCGCCATTGATGGTCAGAGATTCAGTTTCTTTGTCGTATTCCATATGCTGAGCATAGCACACAACTTACCGAATACGGAAGCCCCTACCACTACGGCCCGATGAAGACCCTTTAGGCTGGATGCGTCGCGCAGCCGGAGACTTGGCTGAGATGCGTCCACCCCCGAAGCCGGGCGGCGGCTTGATGAGCAGTGCAGTGAGTGCGTGGACTAGTGCGTCAACCCGGTCGGGGGACTTGTTTGTCTCCCCCGGGATCCAGTTTGTCATCTCATCCTCAAGGTCAGGGAGTCGCCCTACGTGATGGACACGACCCTGATCATAGGCTAGGGTGATTGGCTCAGCGCGCAGCTTCTTTCCTACCTTGGAGTGGACCTCCAACACCTTGATCGTGGGATCGATGGTGTGGATGGCGTTGGCAACAAGGGCTCCACCCTGGTTGACCTCAGCCACCACGGGGCATCCCCAACGGCGGGCAGCTTGCACAACACGGTTGGCCCAGACATCAGGAGATCCGAGTACAGAGGCATCCTCAAGGACCCAGGACCGGCGCTTGTATAGTTCGTGCTCAGCGGTTGAGCCGACAACTACGATGCCGCAGTGGTCACGAGGATTCTCAGCAACTGAGGGGTCAACCCCAACAACACGCAGCGGGGCGTGTGAGGGGTACTGAGCGACCCGAGCCTTGTCAATTAGGTCTTCGGACCAGAGAGCCCCATCCAGGGCCTCCAGCATTTCACCGTAAAGCTCCTGGGCGGCAAGACGGTTGCCACCGTAGACTCCGGTCATACCCTCAAGATAGTCGGCACCAAGGTTTCCGGCGTTGTCATAGGTAGAGCCTCGCGTGAGCCAGACCTTGCCACCACGCTTCTCCTCTGCAATGAGATCAAAGAGGAGCGGAACACGCTTGGGCGTGGTCGTAGCCAGGATCTGTGGGTGATCCCCCAGACGGGTGGCAAATCGGAGGTTATCCCATGCCGTCAGTCCGGCACCGTCAGGAGTCTGTCGCCACGCGGCAACCTCGTCACCCCACGAGTAGTGTGCCTGGACACCACGGAGTGAGTCCGGCTCATCAGCGGACGTGCAGAAGGCCTGGTTGCCGTTAGGCCACTCGATGCGGCGGATAGAGGGCTTGTACTCGGGCTTCTCACTAGGCGGTGAGACAGCGAGAATTCCCGACTCACCTTCCACGAGGACCTCTCGCACGTCGGCGGCAGTACGGGCAACGAGCAGGAATCGAAGCTGCCCCTGGGAAGTATCTCGGGCCTTTCCTCGGATCCACTCAGCGGCAGAGCGCGTTTTTCCAGCACCACGGCCCGCAAGAAAAAGTCCCACATTCCAAGAGTCATCCTCGGGCGGGATCTGCTCGGGACGCCCCCAGAACGACCAGTCAAAGGCAAGCTGCTCCTGATCCAGACCTGCAAGGACTTCGGCGCGCTCGTCCTCGGGAAGCTCGGCAACATACTGCGCTAGAGACTTGCCCACTAGGCAGTCTCACACAGGAAGATATAATGGAAGTTTGACATACTACCATTTTATCTCACAAAGTACAACCCTATTCTGACGCGGAAGATGCCTTTCCAGTCTTGCGTACTGGCGTGTTCTCTGGCTTGGGAGTTTCAGCGATTTCCTGAGCCAGGATACGCTCAAGCTCTGCGGACCCAAGTCCCATGAGAGCGGTCATATAAGAGCGATACTCCACCGTGGCAACCCGCGTGAGCAGGAATTTGGAGACCTTCTCGCACAACTTGTCACGTAGTTTGGCAAAGGGGGCTTTGGTATAGGGGACTGTCACTATGCTGCTTTCTTGCTTAGTCGAGTGAGGGATTCTCGCCCGGAGTCTAGGTGGTCTTGTATCTCCTGAGCGCCTGCCTCGGAGACAAGATACTTGACCTTATCCGAGAAGGCAGCCTGGAAAATGTCAACCAGGGGGAGGTACTTGGCCGCGAGGTGCTCGACCATGCCCTCGTTGCCCGGCTGGGCGTTGTGATGTAGGCCAACGGCGTTGTCCACAAAGTCTGCGAACTTGACGAGGAATACGTCCGGGACATCAATGACCTTTTCGACGTGCTCGGCGTACAGCACGCGCTTGTCAGCCTTGCTGAGACCTCTGGCGTAGATCGGATTCGACACGGCTCGCACAACAGAAGACGCCGCATATCCGAAGTTACTGGTCAGATACAGGGACGCGAATCGTCGCAGCCCCTCCTCCGAATAGTCTCCCGTGTCGGGGAGCCCGAATAGGGTATAGGTGATCTCGGTGGCACAGTCCTCCAGTGTGTCGTGAAGAACGGCGGCGATGATGATGTGGGGCTCGTCAACGCCGTAGCGGAGGAGTCGCACCGCATTGCGGAGCGGATGCTCGATGTAGTGGGTACGCGGCATGTTGCCCCGTACGGAGCGGGTGGCAGTTCGGTGGAGAAAAGCGGCGGTCTTGATCGCACTCTCTAGAGTGGCCAGCGTGCTGCCGAACTGAAAGGGATCGATAGCCTGAGCCCGAATCATGATCTCCTGGGCGAGCAGGCTTGAGTCTTGCTGCTTGAGAGGAAGACCCAGGATCAGGCTATCGATGTTGTTTGTCATACGGGAAGCTTAGCAGATTGACGAGGTTGAGTCAACCGACAAACTCCCGCTCCAGCCAGTCCTGGATCTCAAGCTCGTGAACAAGCTCAAGGTTGTGACCGTCAAGGCCCACGTGAAACTGGTTGCCGTTGGTCACGATCTCTTTCGAGTGAACGTGACCATGAAGCAGAGGCATACCCTCATCCCGAAGACGGAACTGGGTGTGCCGGTCCTCCTCGAACTCCCGCTCGCCCTCACCCTTGTAGGGGTAGTGGGAGAGCAAAACGCGTCTGCCTGCTATCTTGATTTGCAGAAAGTCGTGGATGGACTCGAAGTGAGCCAGCCAGAGTCGCTGCGCCTTTGAGGCTGTGGAATGGAAAGAGGCAGTCGCGTCGTGATTCCCCGAGATCAGGATCTTGCGACCATTGCGCGCGTCCAGGAAGTCAAACGCACCCTTGGCCGGGTTCATGGCGATGTCTCCGAGAACGTAGACGATGTCGTCCTTTCGGACGCGCGAGTCCCATTTCTCGGCAAGAACCGCCTCGTACGCGTCATGGTCTCCTGTGCCGTCAGGCAGGGCAAAGCCCCGCTCGCGGACAACGAGATTGTGTCGTATGTGGAGGTCGCTCGTGAAGAATCTGGACATAGCTAGATCGTACTACATGCTCGGATACATGTCAATCTGGTGATGTGCGCGATACGCCAACAGATAATCGTTGAGCGCGTCCCATCCGGGCTCATCGGGGAGAACGGACTTCACGTCCATGAACGTCTCGTACCGATCCAGATACACGTCCTGAATGTCCGGGATAGACATCTCCGTGATGGTCTCGTAGAACGTGATGTCCGGCAGTTTGACAACAAGCTCCCCTGTCTCCAGGATACCCTTGCCCTGCTCCAGAAGTCGGAAGAGGTGTCGGGCGTGCTTATTGGTACGCTTGCGCGTGCCAGAGGAGAACGAGTCGTCCCGCTGGATCAGCTTGCGGAACTGGCTCTCGGCGTAGCCCAGGTAGGCGTTCGTCACGTGTCGAGTTGAGAGGACGGAGGTACGGAGGGACAAAAGATAATCGCCCCACTTCTCCTCCTTCTGAACATACTCGGGCAACCAGAGAAGCTCCAACACGGTCGGATTGGCCTTGGCTGCCAGCCTGAGGAACTTTTCGAGTTCATGTGCAGTGTGATCCGGGCCGGTACCTGTAATCGTCTCAGAGGGCTTTGAGAGGTTCCAGAAGAGATCCGTTGGATGTGAGTACACACCAAGGAGGTCTACATCAGAGTCAGCCGTAGCGAGCCCATGAGCCTGGCTTCCAGCGACGCCCTGGAGAATGTAAGTAGGCGTAGTAGTCATACGTAAAGTCTATCCATATGGTTGAGAGAAGCCAATTAGTCCCCTGGAATCTCGTTGTGCCAGTCGCAGGAGATCCCATATCCTCGAAGTGAGAGGCAGGTAATGACCTTCCCGTCTCGAAGCGTGATCTGTGTTTCCTTGATTAGGTAGGCAGTCTCGTCTCCCGTGGCATCCGGGGCGTTCAACGGCTTGTCATTGGCACCTTCCGCAGGGGCGGGGCCACATGCGGAGAGCGAGAGGAGCAGAATACCTGCTAGGGCGATAGATCTAATCACTGGGTTACTTCCTGCATTTCGATGATGTTCGGGAACATGGAGAATAGCCCGTTGCGTACACCCCGGGTCTCGAAGACGTAGGTGCCGCCCTCCTTGATGCTGCCGTAGGTATCAGCAGAGTTGAACTTACCATAGATGAGTGAGTCGTCTACGGAGAAGACCCCACAGTCCGCCGTGTAGACGAGCTTGGTGCTAGACTCCCCGCTGATTGCGCGTTCCTTGCTCTCGACCGTACACGTGACGGTGTTCTTGACCGTGAGAGTCGAGAAGAGGCTATAGCCGCCGACCGAGACTACGCACAGGATGATGACCGCCGCCAGACCCCAGACCAGTGTGGTGAAGGGGTTCCTGCTGATCGCCCGAGGAATGAGCGTACGTCGGCGCGGGGAATTGCTGAATCGTGATGTTGTTCTCATGTACACACCCTAGCTGACAGACGGCAGAAAGTCAACTACCCTGCGCGGATTTCACAGTTCTCGGGAGCCCACTGGCGGGCGGTGCCGAGAAGCCAGATTTTTCCTACCGGGTTCGCTGTGTGCACCACAACACGTTTCGGCCAGATACCATACTCCGCCATCCACAGCATCACGGGGCGGGTGGTGTCCTCTCCACCGAGGTCGTGGTCGAAAGAGACCTCCTCTAGGTACGTGATGTGCGCCCAATCGCTGAGCCCAACCATCGTGGCATAGACACTTCGGAGGAGATACAGCGCCTCGCGAGAGGTCTTGGCCACCAACCAGGAGTCGTCGGGCGCGGGACGCTCGTCGTCAATCCAAATTTTCGTCACGAAGAAACTCCAGATACTCAACTGTTTGAGCATAGCATTCATCATAGTCGCAGTACTTGGTGGGGATCACAAGCTGCCCGGTGAGAGGCCATCCAAGAGTGATGCACTCCCGGCTGTACTCATCGTGTCCGGTGCCAAAGGGCAGAAACCCAGACAGCCCACACCAATCCCACGACGGCTTGTAGAACCAGACGCGGGGTTTCTTTGCGGCCTTGATGATGTCGAGGTTGGAGGTCATCGTAGGAACCGTCCTTTCATGTAGTCGCGCAGGTCTTGTTCGATGTCCCAGTGTACGGCATCGAGAGTTTCAGTGTCAAGCGAGCCGAGGGAGAAGTTCTGGCCGTCACAGCAGAGACCCAGAACGTGGGTGGTGAAAGCGACATCCCGAGTGAACGGTGCAGAAGGGACGTGAAGCGTGGAGTTGATCCGAGTGTGGTAGTGGCCATGAAGGAAGACCTTCGGCTGCACACCCTCGAATGCCTTCTGCATGAGCTTGCGGCCCTCGTAGGCGTAATAGAGGTCGTTGTCCGTGAATCCCATGGGGTTTCCAGCGATGTGCGATTCGATCTGAGGCACGAACGGCGCGTCATGTCCCACCATCACGTCGGCGTACCCGCCTGCCACGGTCAGCGCCACGTCCTCAGGAGTGATTGCCTCTTCGGCCCACCACGTGGTGCCCTTCAAAACGGTGGTGCGATACCAGCGATCTACAGATGGAGCGCCACCCAGCCCCACAAATGAGGCGTAGTCCCAGGACCAGCGGTGCCCGCGAGGCGCGAGTAGGATGCGATCCTTGCGGAGGTGCTGCCAGCCATCCTCGTTGACGGGGATCGAGTTGATGTAGGTGTAGTCCTCGTGATTGCCGGGCACCACGTACATGGTCTGCTCGTGCTTCTCCAGAGCGAGTCGGACACTCTTGAGGAATCCGTGCCCATGTGGCTTGTCGTAGATTCCGAAGTCACCTACCTGGAGGATGGTCGTCACACCCTCGCGGCTGAATTTGTCAAGGGCGTAGCGCACCCAGGAGGTGTTGCCGTGCGTATCACCGAGAAGTCCTATAAGCATGCTTGCAGCCTACCAGACTCGGATCACAACCACAAGACGGCTGCGGTGTTGATCAGTAGATGGACAGTGTTGTCGGCTACGATCATGAGCCAGATTGCCATCCAGGCAGGGGTGGAGGCGGCGTACCCGCCATTCACGGAGGCCTCGGCCCACGTAGGACGGAAGGCCTTAGGGGCGAACTGATTCTTGAACCACATCAGATGTTTCGCCAGTCGGAACCGGTCGATGATGATGTGCGTCCCACCGATCACCAGAAGTGCCAAAGGGCTCTGGGTGACCAGCATATAGGGCAGGGTGTACGTGACACCGTGCGCTATAGCTGGCCACCAGTGGGAAGTCTTCTGAGTTGCCATCCAGTGGGTTTGCAGAATATAGTCCCCAACAAGATGTGCCAGAAGAATTCCCAGGTAGATCATTCGCTATTTTCCTTGAGCCACGTGAGGTACCTAGCAGCATGAATCAGTACTGCATGGGGGCTGACCTCCCGCTGTTGTGAGGCTGCCATCAGTGCAACCTGCGCGTCAGTCATCTCAGCCATCAGTAGTTCTCCCAATCCACGACGACCTCAGACGCGGAGAGCGAGTGGATCCTAAATTCAAGACCCACCGGCTCCTCCTGCCCTGCCGCAACTGACTCGTGAACAAGCTCTGCCCACAGGTCCGGAGATATGGTGATCCTCCAGGGCTTTCCCATGGTTATGATGTCCTCAAACACCGCCTGTCCGTCATCATCAAAGCCCTTGAACTTGCACGGGGCTCCGAGAGTTATCGGCTCAGCCATTAGCGAGCACATTGCGGACCTCTGCGAAGCTCTGGTAGCGAAGGAATTCACCATTGCGCCAGACCGTCTTGAGTTCGTTGAACGGGGTGTTCTCGGCGGTGGCTCCGGCCTCCTCGTCCAGCAGGACGAGTTCACCTTCGGTATTGCGGACGACGGCAAGACGGCCCTTGGCGGACTTTTTAGTGCCGTTGTCCGTGACCGGATCCTTGGCGATACTGCGGCTCTCAGTACCAACCGAGACCCAGGTGGCCTTGATTGCGCTGGCGAAGGTGTCACGAGTCACGTACTGGTACGTGTAGGAGCCAAGCCCGTATACGATGTTGGTCGAGGCAAAGCCCTTGGCCGCGAGACGCTTGGAGATCTCATCCGCACGTTCGTAGCTGATCGAGTCGCCGTAGATCGCACCGATGTGCGAGTCCAGAACCTTGTAGCCCTGCTCGTTGACCGTGCCGCCAAAGACCTCCCAGAGGAGTTCGATGACGCCCTTCTCGGCGGGAGTGCGCGCCGGGATGATGACAGACCCGTCCTCAGCATTCACGCCACTCTTGAGAGGATTATCCAGGAGAGCCTCGTTGTACCGCTTGAGGAGCTTGCGCTCTTCCTTAGTTGAACCCTCTCGACCAAGGTACTGGATCGTCCCAGAAACGATGTCAACCGGATCGCCCGAGTCGGGACGGATCACGAGCTTGCCGTCGCGGGCCAGGATCTTGTCCTTGAGGTTCGGAAGGATCTCGGTGAGAACGTTCCAGAGGTCCCAGGTGTCGGAGACAACCGAGACGATGCCGGTGGGGTAGAGATCGATAAGGCGCTCGTAGGTCGCCTGCTCCTCACCCTCGTCGGAGCCACCGGCACACATAACCGAGTGCTCGGTCGCTGGGACGGATCCGAGGATTAGGCCGTTGGGGCTCAGAGCGCTCAGTCTTTCGGGTACCGAGCCGTTCTTGTCGAACGCAACCTTCTCGGCAGGCGTCAACTGATCGTAGACATTGTCCGAATAGAAGTCGTTGACGAAGTTGACCGCGTTGAGGTTGTCCGACCCGGTGAAGCTGAGAAGGTGTCCCGCAGCGCTTGCCGCAGCCGCATCAATCCCGGCCATGCCACGGAACGAGAAGTCGTGGCCCTGCCACTCAACGCCCTCCGTAGAGCCGGTGGTCTTGGCGGCCCATTCATCCAGCAGCTTGCGGAAGTAGTGCGCCGTGGTTGCAGACGTGCTCGGCTGCCAGACAACAGCGCTCATGGCCGTCTCGATGTAGTTCACGAGCCAGTAGAACTGGGGCTCAGTGTTCTCGACGGTGAAGCTCGGAACCCGGAGCGGCACAAGAGTACCTTCCGGAACCGCGTTGAACTCCAGCGGGAGGTGGCCTTTGCGGTGCAGCGCGCGGATGTGGGTGGAGCCAATGGCATTCGGCCCGAGGACGGACGTGGTGAATTCCTCATAGAGGCCCGCCACCAAGTCCTCATCAGCCGCAAAGAAGGGTGCCCACGCATCGATGGCCCATGACTGGAGAAACGCCTGGAGTCCGAAGTGAACAACGTGCGTGGCTCGCGGGATACGGCTGCCCCGATTGGTGAAGTTGGAAAGCACCCCCGTTGTGCCGATGGGGTACTGATGGATGTGACCGAGCTTGTAGGCGTCGGTGTCCATCAAAGGACGGATGGGGTCGAAACGGTTTACCATTTTGTGTTTGTCTTTTCTTTAGAAGAGGGAAGAGAGGCTGCCGAGAGAGTCAATATCGATGATCCCGGAGTCGAGAAGTTTTTCCGCAAGCACTAGATCGTCGGCGGTTTGATAGGACATGCGCGGTTCAATCATGCCCGCCACTTTTTGACGGGCAATCTTGAACTCGTCACGGGTGAGGATTTCGGCGCTAGACATAGATTGTTCCGTAGAGGTAGGGGGCGAGGTCGATCACGTCGATGTCATACCCGAAGGAGGCTCCGCGTGTCGCCTCAAGGGAGCCCGGGTGCGAGTTGGTGGTGTAGATCTTCCCGAAGTTCTCGGAGAGCGTTGCAATGCCCTTGGAGAATATACCATGGGTGACCCAGAGATCCAAACGGTCTTTGCCGATATTGATCGTCTCGGCAAGACCGTTGAATGTGCCTCCACCGTCACAGATGTCGTCCACGATCAGGAGTTTTCCCTTAGCGGGCAGATCCTCGCAGGTAAAGCCGGACAGTTTGCCGGTCGTGAAATCACGCGTTTTCTCGGCCAGAAAGACCGGAACCCTGAGCACGTTGGCTGCGCGAGTTGAGCGCCTCACGGCACCCTTGTCCGGCGCAATCACACCGACGTAGGGGTGCTGATAGGTGTCGGCAACTCCGTGATTGCCCACTACGCGCATGATGATGCGCTCGAAGGGGTAGACCGTGAGCGGGGACTTCCACTTACTACCGGAGATGCTCTCAAAAAACCCGGGCATCGCGGAGGAGTGCGGATCCACGGAAATGATCTGTGAAAAACCCAGGCCACACAGAAAGTCTGCATACACCGCTGCCCCTCGGGTGGGCACCTTGTCTGCCCGTGCCCCCGGGAGATATGGGAGAATGAGTACACGAGGGACGTTGGGAGATTCCAGCTTGAGAGCATCCGCCCACATCGCGAGTTGCAAGAGTTCGTGGGAGTCAGCCCCTCGCAGATCCGCGATGTGGTACAGGATGTCATAACCACTCAACCTCTCTGTGCCCGTGATGTGGGCTTCACCTCCAGGGAAGGTGAACGCGGACAAGGGGCTGTCGATGGTGAAACCCTGCCGTGTCTTGGCTCTGAACGATAATGTCATATTGGTACTCTAGCACCCAAATAACACTGAGTCAACGACCACCGTAGTTTATGCCGGAGACAGGCAAACTGCTTGCAGAAATTGCGACTTGGAGGCTGTGTAGCCACTTGCCTCTCCGGGCAATACCACCCTTGATATACGCCAGCGTGACGTGCGGACGGTACTCGGGGAAGGTATCGATGTGTGGGAGAAGCTGGAGCCGCTGGTGGCCCTCGATAAGATTGTCCGTGGGCTGGACGTGCCCCACAATCACCCAGTAGTCTTCTCTCGGGTCACTCGGCGGGAAGTACCCAATCGAGTCGATCACCACAGGCTCAGGTGCCCAGCCCTCCAACACAGCGTCAACCTGGGACTGCCAGTTCGGCCCGGACTCCATGAGCCCGTATAGCAGAGTTAGATGCGCGACCTGTTCCGCCACAGCCCCTTGAGCATAGGGGTACTGCGGGTCATTTGAGAAGAAAAGATCATCCTCGCCATCCGACACAAGGCTGGTGACAGAGATCGGATCTAGGTCCAGCATAATACAGCCAAGCTTACTGAGGTCTACCCCGAGATCTGCATAGACACCAGGAAACTGTCGTGAGTTGAGTGCTGCCATTTAGTCGCTCCAAAATTCTTTTACAGGGATGTCGAGATTCTTTGCCTGCATGACGCAGTTGGAAGTGCCGGAGTTCTTGGCACCATTAAGGAAGAAGGCTAGCACAATGTCAGGGCCAAGCTCCAGCATGTGCGCGTTTCGGCGTGGACCGGCGAGCCACCTGGGAAGATTCACCCAGTCGGCGGGGACTGTCACTGTGGTGGCTACAGGGCTGGCAACAGACAGGTCCAGAGCAATCCGGTCCGCCCCACGAGCACCGCCCTGGATCACAATGACTTGATCCACACCCTCAGGCACTTCCGCGATGAGGGCAGCCCGGAGCATCTCCACGTTGGTGAAGTCCCGGCTGCCCGTCACGAGGATCTTTTTGGTACGCTCGATCAACGAAGCTCGAAGAGATCCAACAGGTCATCTAGCTCAGCGTAAAGCTCACCTAGTGATCCGTCATTCTCAATCTCGATGTCGAAGAGTGATTTGTCCACGCTGGTCTCTGAGGCATGGCTGGACACCGAGTCAACCCCGGGACGGGACACGAAGAAATTCGTGCCCTCCAACTCCTGGATCATTCGGACCTCGTTAGGGAACCGCATCCCCGTCATGATGACGTTCTCTCCACGACTAGTCTCCGCCTCGATTCTCCGCTTTGCGATATCGACCCAGACATTTTCATCGATCATCTCGCGGCCCACTTCGGTGCCGAGGACCTGGAGAAGTCTGCGGACCTCGGGGTTGGTCTTTGCCTCCGTGTATCCGACTTGCAGGTACAACTCCTCGTAAGAGACATACTTGGAGAAGATCCCCCACTCCCGGACGGGGATCATGGGATTGAGGGCGAGAAGCGCGTCATTCAACGGCTCACTCATCCCCATCTTGATCCAGCCATACTCCTCAACGAGGTAGTCGGCTACGGTGTCTTTGCCGGAGCGCAGCGCGCCCCCGATCCCAAAGACTGCACTCATTGGACGGCTCACAGGCTAACCCTTTCGTTGGTTGGGGCTTCGATTGTCTTCAAATAGACAACGTCTCGCCAGTTGGCCCACTCAGTGAGCCGATCACGGTGGTCACTGATGTGGCGGTTATATGGTGCGTGGAACACCACGTGACGCCAGAGCGGCGAGTAGGTGCCCACGATCTCGGGACGGTCATCGATGAGGATGTCTCCGCGCACGAGGGTTTTGTCACTGGTGATCACGGCACGGTGCGCCCAACCGGGTCCGACGTGCTTCTCCAGCCAGTCCAGCTTGTCGCTTGCGCAAGTAGGATTGGTGATGTACGGTGAGGTACAGATGTGAACCACGTGACCCTCCGCAACCATGTCGCGGAGTGCGTCAGCCATGCCCTCGATGGGCTCAAGCTCGGCGTAGAACCCGGGAAGCTCCATCACAAAATTGACGGCAGCAAGGCCCTCTTCATCGAGTCCGGCAGTCATGTCCCAGCTTGCGTTGTCTTCCACGAACGGGAAATGGATGTGTGGATAGAGTTCCACGATTTTTTCCTCGAACCGCTTGCTCCAGTGTGCCATCACACCGTCCATATCTACTAGGATATGTTGTGCTTTATTACTCATTTAGTCATTTCTGTAGATGTAGAGCCAGAGTCTAACACAAGATTAGTCTGACTCTTCCCAGTTGAGGGACTTTTTTGTGTATTTGGATGCACGTCCGTCTTTGAATACCGAAACCGCGAGATTGATTCGGGTGTATCCGTCTACGGAAAGCTCGATGTTGTCTGCCAGCGAACCTTCCGGAAGTTCCCAGTACCCATAGCGCTCATCCTCGGTCACAATGCCTTCCGAGATCCGGGAGAGATCGAGGTATCGAAGCTTCCAAGAGGAGTCATCACCCCAGATGCACCCGGAGTACCAGCCGTACTGGCCACCCGCCACCTCCATGCCATCCGCAACCCACTCGCGGTCGAAGGCATCAGAGTCACTAGTGACAGCAAAGTCGGAAGGATCCAGGAAGTCCATGATGTCTGGGATGTAATAGTCCACTCCGCAAAACCCCTCTTGCGGGATTTGGTCCCCAAGCACCTTGCCAAATAGCGGTGACATCGAGTTTGTGAGCGTGGCCGGACTGAGCATGTCGATCCACTCCTGGGTGAGTTCCCGGACTGGCACAGGGCGGACGGCGATGACTTTGGCAACCTGCTCACGATGCAGTTCAAGTACCTCAAAAGTCACGTACGCAGGAGAGATGATGGCATAGTCACGCCACTCTCCGTCCTTATATTGCCGGAATGGCATGAACGTGTTGAGCATCGAGTAGTTGCG